TGACGACTTTCCAGTCGGATGGCAAACCCGGAAATCTCGGAAGGGTCGGCGTATATTCGCAGACCCAACAGTGAGATATATATTTGACCTTAATTTCCGAAGTCTGAAAGATCTTCGGTTAATTCAAGGTTTCTTAGCTTCCTATAAGGTTATTACTCTTAAAAGGATATCTAAGTCGCAATTGAATGATTACATGAAGAGCGTTACTTCTCGTCATGATATCGATTTAAGTTTCAAATTAGCAATAAATAATATTGTTAATAGAGGCTTAGACAGGTTATTAGAACATGCGAATGTTCGACCTGACAGTAAGGATTGTTACTATCCGACATTAGCAGATTTCTCTAAGTCAGATAAGTCTTCACCATACTACTTTAAGGCGCAATATAATCTACTATCTTTTCAGATAAGTGGATATAAGGCGTACTCAGTCAAAAGGTCGGATGCAATTCCTTATGCATTCGATTTCCTTACGACTTTAATTGATGACCCAGACTGGTCTCAAATTTGGCACCTATACCCTGAAGAGTTTTCTGAAAGACTCTTAAGGAAAGGTGAGCTCATTAGGGATTTAAAGGTGGATAATATTCAGGATGACATTTATGTCGGTTCTGATGTTTTTCCACACTTGTATCCAGTAGGCGTTATAGGTTTTATACAGGAAGGAGGTTGTAAACTCCGAGCTGTTGCAAACCCACTGCTTGCTGTGCAGGCTTTAGGTGAGCCGTTAAAGATAAAACTTGAACGGATAACCAAATGTATGTCTAATATTGGTACTTTTGATCAAACATCTGCTCAGATGGAGATCATTCAATGGTTAAACGATGGTTGTAGAGTATGGTCTTACGACTGTAGCTCTTTCACTGATCGTTTCCCTTATTTTATACAAGCCGCAGTTTTGCGTAACTTGCTAGAAAAAGGTTTTATAACACCTTTCGATTTCGACGTGTTTGAAACCGTCGTAAATAAAAGATGGTGTTTACCGACCGCAGAGTATACCACTGTGAGGTGGGAAGTAGGACAACCTATGGGTTTTGGTCCATCCTTCCATTTAGCTACCCTTAGTCACGCAGCATTGCTTAGTGGCTTAAGTAGTAGTGTCCTCTTCAAGGTAGTTGGCGATGACGTCGCTATTGGCGATGAAAATCTTTCCAAACTATACTTGTCAACCTTGATAAAGCTCGGAGTAGATATTTCACTACATAAGAGTATACAAGGTTCAAATACTTACGCAGAATTCTGCGGTAAGTTATTGGTTAAAGAAGGCATTATACCTTCGATTAAACCAAAGGTGGTTACCTCTCCTGACCAACTCGTTAAGAATCTTGAATTCTACGGAGTCAGAGGTCTAAGGTATCTGCTTTCCAACGAAGAAATCCGTTGGGCGGTAAAAGCTCTCCTACCACTTGAGAATGGTGGATTAGGTAGAACTTTAGTGGTACCAGGTATGAGTTTCAATGACTGGTTGTCATTGTTTAAACATACTAGAATGTTCGATAAGGTATTGTGTGACTATGCTAAAAGCGTAGTGCGCCCTCCTTATAGACATAGAACCATTGCTACGGGATATGATAACCATTTACATATAAATGGTCTCGATTCCCATAACCATAATTCTACTGTGAAATTCGATAGACCTGTTAGGTTTACCCGGACTACCCAGATAGAACCAAATCCTGTAAAGGATGTCACACATTCCTCCGCGCCGACTTTTATGTCGATCGTGGATAGATCGGTTAGAGATTTTCTCTATAACCGTGTCATGGAATTTCGAACCACTGTCAAGGAACTTTTTGTTTCGCCAACAGGGTTATTCAAGTCAAAATTCGGTCCTATGGACCTAAATCAACCTGAGGAATATATTGATGAGCAACGACCAACAAAAGTCGAAGTCAAACAAAACTTCACACGTAGAGGGTACATCACCGCGCTCAAAAAGCTCGAAGATGAAGCAACCTATGTC